GGTTTGAGTGGTACTTTTTCTGTTCGTAATTATTCTACGATTTCTTTGACTCTTAAATCAGGTAAAATCGATTTTATTGAGAATTATATAAAAGTTGATGCGGAAAAACCATATGCTCGCCATTTGAGTTCGGATCAAGTCTCAACGATTCGTAATCAAAGTCATCTGGATATCAATCCTTACTGGTTCCACGATCATTTTAGTGGAAAAGCAAAAGCGGCTTTGACTGAGATTTTCGCGGCTATCAAAAAAGGCGGTAGCTGGTACGATGAGTCTGATATTCAGACTGATTATTTTAACACTGCGTTCTATATCAACGTTAATGTTGGTAAGTGGAACAAACCCTATGAGGTGAAATGATGGAAAATTTTGAACTAGATACTCTCGATGACGTTATGGCTGAGTTTTTCTTTCCCTTGCTTTCCGATGAAGAGCTAGATAGGGAGTTAGAAAAAATGGCCGTGTGGTACGAACAAGAAGAGGCTGGATAAAAATGAACGGAATTTATGTTGTAATTTTGAGGGACGGTTGCCGTGTTGCTCCGTTGCTCGAAATAGACAGTATATTTGACAGTTACGCCCCAAATATGATAAAGTATATCAATGCAGAAAATTTTCAACAAGCATTCGGATTTTGCGTCCCAATGACCGAGAAAGAAGCTATTAATTGTGCAAAAACAATAGCCAAAGCATATCGTGAATTGCCTGATGGTATTCGCATACTGACAGATTATCGTAATTTTTCATTTGAGGAACTCATAAATGGTGCGTTTTCAAAAAGCTGAAGAACCAAAATACGAAGGTACATTGTCTCAACTGCAACTGTTAAAATGCTTGAACTGGTATCATGAAAATAAAGAAAACAAAGATGCAGTAAAGTACATTCAAGATTATTGTAAAAAGAATCGCCTATCAGGAAAACTCGATACTTCAAAAAGTTTTCTTACGATGGCTTGGCTTTGTCGCGCTGAGATGAATGGTAATGATCTCGGTAAGTACGGTAAGAAATATATCACCGATCAATTAAAGCATTACCTTCAAGTTGAAAAAGTTGTCAAAGCACCAGTTGTTGATGTTGTTGTTCCTAACATTCAGGACCGACTGAAAGAAAAAGTTTCTGAAATCGCTGGCGATCTTGAAGGTGCAATCGACGATTATATCGCAAGCGGATACAAAGATACCAAATCACCCTTCGCTATGATGCAAGATCGTGCAAAGGGAATTCATGCAAATCGAATCGTTGAAATATTCAAGAAGCGCCGTAATGAGTTTGATGAAGTATTGAATACAAAAGATTCCGATATCAAAGAAGGTTATTCGAACTTCTCAAAGACACAACTCAAAAAATTGATTGCCTATTGTGATACAATTATTACTGATGCATTGAAAATTTCTGGCGAGTCCAAAGCTACTCGTAAACCACGTAAGCGCAAAGTTAAGACTCCAGATCAACTGGTTTCGAAGCTACAATACTTGTCTGAGTGTAAAGAGTTCAAACTCAAATCGATTACTCCGAAACAAATAATCGGTGCAATGCAATTGTGGGTATTCAATGTCAAAACCCGTTCTCTCGGCGTTTATCATGCTGAAGATGCTTCTGGATTCTCAGTTAAAGGATCTACGCTTCTAAACTTTGCCGAAAGTAAGTCTGTATCTAAACGTCTTCGTAAACCTGAACAAACTTTGCCAGAAGTAATGAGTGCCGGTAAAGTTGCCTTACGAAATCTTCTCGGTAAATTATCTACGAAGGAAAGTCTCTTGACAGGTCGTATTAATAAAGATACAATCATGCTTCGTATAATTTGAAAGAAATAAAATGATAATCTTTGATTTCAACCAAGTTGTTCTCGCCAATCTCATGGAGCAAATTGGTTACTCTAAAAATCCTGTAGAAGAGAATCTAGTTCGACATATGGTTCTGAATACCATTCGAGCTAATATAAAAAAATTTCGTGAATATGGTGAAGTTATTATTGCATGTGACAATAAGAGATATTGGCGCAGGGAAGTTTTTCCTCCATACAAAGCTCATCGTAAAAAGAATCGTGAAGCCTCTGGGCATGACTGGGCGACTATTTTCGATTGTATGTCTAAGATTCGACAAGAATTGAAAGATCATTCGCCGTACAAAGTGATCGATGTGGACGGAGCTGAAGCTGACGATGTTATCGGTGCTTTGGTTCACAAGTATGCTGATAAAGAGCCAATACTTATTCTATCATCCGATAAAGATTTTGTTCAGTTGCAGACGTATTCTGGTGTAAAACAGTATTCGCCCACATTGAAGAAATTTATTAAAGCGGATGATCCTATCAAGCAGTTGAAAGAATTGATTGTGACTGGCGACACTGGTGATGGAATTCCAAATATTCTATCACCGGACAATTCTATCATTGATGGCATTCGACAAAAACCTGTCACTAAAAAATTCTTGTCTGAGTTCGCCCAGTGCGGAACATCCAAGTTCAATGAAACGATGACCCGTAATTGGTCACGAAACGAAACGCTTATAGATTTATCCATGATACCCGAAAGTATCTCCGAAAGTATTATAAGTACATATAACGAAACAAAGCCAGCTAGCCGTCAACAGTTTATGAACTATATGATCGCTAATCGATTGAAAAATCTTTTAGAAGTCATCGACGAATTTTGAGACAAGTAAATTATAAAGAAAGTGATAAAAATGAGTTTTAAATTAATGTATCATGAAATTATCGAACAATTTCAGAAAGCAGAAAAGAGAGCCGATAAAATTGAAGTGTTGAGAAAACACGCCGATGATAATTTTCTCTCCTTTCTCAAAATGGCATTCGATCCAAGGATCGTGTTCGATGTAGAAATCCCAGTTTACAAGCCATCGATTCTGCCAGCTGGTATGAATGATCTCTATCTTCATTCTGAAGTTCAGAGATTGTATAGGTTTATCAAGAATCATCCTAGGCGCCCAGAAGGTCTAACTCCACAAAAGCAGAAAAGTTTATTGATTGCTTTACTCGAAGCTCTTCATAAAGATGAGGCGGAACTTCTAATTCGTTGCATGAACAAGGATCTTAAAGTTCCTTTTCTAACACCAAAACTTTTAACTGATGCATTTCCTGGTTTGGAGATAGGTATTTCTTCATGAAAGTTGCGGTTGTAACTCCCACTATTGGAACTCCATATCTCAGTCAGTGTATTGATAGCGTTCAAGATCAAACATATGAAAATTTAACTCATTATATTTTTCTTGATGGCGAAGAGCATTTTCAAAAAGTATATCCGCAAGCAATAAACAAAACTAAAAAGACCATTAAGTCTATTGGTCTTCAAGAGAATATAGGAAAAGGATGGTACGGTCATCGCGTCTATGCAGCATGTTCGTTTCTTGTGAATGCTGATATCATTTGCTATCTCGATGAAGACAATTGGTTTGAAAAAGACCATGTAGAAAAATTAGTTCAGACTATAACTGAACGAAATTTGGATTGGGCTTTTAGTTTTAGAAAAATTTATGATAAGCAAGGCAACTATCTCTGCGAAGATAACTGTGAGTCTTTGGGAAAATGGCCAATCTATTTTTCTGAAGACCAGCACCACATAGACACTTCCAGTTTTGCAATAAAACAATCCGTTGCGGTGAATATCGGGCATGCATGGTATGGGCAGTGGGGAGCAGATCGAAAATTCTTTTATAATCTAAGTAAATATTTTCCTAACTACGATTGCTCTTTAGCACACACCCTCTGCTATCGACTTGATGGGAATCCTAATTCGGTAAACAAAGAGTTTTTCGATAAAGGTAATGAAATTAACTTCGAAAGATATAATGGTAAACTTCCATGGAAACAAAAATCAGAACCGCCCTCGTTACAGGTGGGGCCGGGTATCTCGGTTCAATTTTAAGTAAATATCTTAAACAAACTGGATGGCGCGTTGTCATCTATGACAAAAAACCACCTAAACATCCGTATGTCGATTGTGTGGTTGTTGATGACATTCTCAATCGAGAAATGGTTAACACAGTTTTTTCTCAAGAGAAAATTGATGTAGTATTTCATCTTGCAGCTAGAATTGAAGTTGGTGAATCGGAGAAACACCCAACGGAATTTTGGGAAGTAAACGTTGGCGGAACTGTAATCGTTTTGAATGCCATGAAGAGGCACGGCGTCAATAAAATCATCTTCTCTTCAACTGCTGGTGTTTATTTTTCAAGTTCGATTTTGATACCTGAAGATGAAGCTACAATCAATAACTCAGTCTATTCTGATACTAAATTAGCATGCGAGAATGCAATCATCGATTCTGGTATGGATTTTGTTATCTTTCGCTACTTCAATCTTGCTGGAGCAGATGAAGACTTGGGTGAAGACCATGATCCTGAAACACATTTGATTCCTAAAATTCTTCAAAATCTAAATAACTTTGAGATTTATGGGGACGATTATGATACACCAGACGGAACATGCATTCGAGATTATGTGCATGTTTTGGATGTTGTTGAAGCTCATTTGAAAGCGGTTAAATATCTTGACGATAAAAACGAAAGTATAATTTTAAATCTAGGAACAGGGAGAGGTTACTCAGTTTTGGAAGTAATTGATGTTGTGGAAAAAGTGACTGGACAAAAAGTCGCATATTCTTTTGTTGATAAAAGAGAGGGAGATCCTAAACATCTTGTTGCGAACATAAATCTGGCTAAAGAATTGATAAATTATGAACCACAATACAAAATTGATACAATCATTAAAAGCGCCTACGAATGGGAGAAGAAAAGAGTTGGACGATAAAGACCTTCCATTCAGTGTTCAAGATAGACTCGATAATACATTTCTCAAAGAGAATACACACTTTCTTATTGGTGAAATAGAGTCAACTAATATAAACAAAGCGATACAATGGATAATTTATGAGAATAGTGTACAGACAGAAAATAAAGTTTTAAAGTTGTATGTAAATTCTTTTGGTGGCGATCTATATCAAGCTCTCGGTCTAATCGATGTAATGAGACTTAGCAATAGCCCAGTTCACACGATTGGTATTGGTGCAGTTATGTCAGCCGCTTTTTTAATTTTTGCATCGGGTGAAAAAGGTCACCGATACATTACAAGAAACTGTGGTATAATGTGTCATCAATATACTGATGTTTATGAAGGCAAACACCACGATCTAAAATCATTCGCAAAAGAAGCCGAATTGACTAATACAAGAATGTTGAATATTCTTCAAGACGCTACAGGAATGTCTGAGCGCCATGTTAAGTCCAAACTACTTACGCCTAGTGACGTTTGGATGTCCGCAGAAGAGTTAGTAAAGCTAGGCGTTGCCGATCACATACTTTAAAGGAGGATTGTTTCAAAATGATTGGTGCTATTAGAGTAGAAAGAGTACAGAAAACTAAGTTTCGTAAAGAAAGAGACCAAGAGCAGTTTAATGGCAAAAAGAAAAAACATCAAGATAAAACCACATATCGAATGATGAGGGAGGAGAATCATGAATACGGCTATGATGAACTCTATACAAAAACAAATAAATGAAATAGAACAGCGCATTCGCCAGGAACAAGGTGATGTTGAGCAGTTGAAAAAAGCTCTTCAAATGCTTCGAATGCAGGAATTTGAAGAAGATATGCGCGAAAGTGACAATAGGCAGTTACTAAAAGGTTAAGTTGTAAAAAAACAACAAACGGGGTTGACAAAGTTTCCCGTTGTGATATACTGTCTTTACTATGAAGATTCCTGCGATAGGTTCAAAAGTTTCTGTGACGGTTCGACATAAGTCGATTTATCTCTATGCGAAAACTCCTTGGGATGAAAAGACTTATCAGGGCACCGTTGTTAAAAATCCAAAATGGATTGATGCGGATAGTTTTTCAGTTCAAACTGAAGACAAATCTTATCCAGTCAAAGTCATCCACTCAGGTAATGTACATAAGATTCAGATTTTATCTGGTGATGTACAGTCTGTCGAAAAATTCAAAATCAAAGGTAGCAAAGGAGATTACATTGTAACCAAAAGCGGAAGTCAGTTCTCATGCACTTGCGTCGGTTTTAAATACCACGCGAAGTGTAAACATATTACCGAAATTAAAGGAAAATGAGCATGGATCAGTTTACAATGTTGATTAATTATTTCAGTCAAGATGATACAGAAAAGAGCCAGTCTAGTTGTATGGAAACAACAGATTCTTTAGAATTTGTTGAAAAAACTTTGCTTTCGCATTATAATGTTACTGATGTTCGAAATCACTCTGCGAGGAAATAATGAACGAATTTGCTTTCTTTCTGGATGCATGGTTGTACTGCTACAAAAACCATATCTCGATTGATAAAATTTATCGTAAAGATTGGAAAACTTGGGCACTCAAATGATGATCTACGTCCGCGATCGATCAAAGCTAAAGTCGCCTACAAAAAAAGAGCAAGTTGAGTATCAGAATTGGTTGAATTCTGTTAACTCTGTTCGAACCAACTTCTCTAAGACACCCGTCAAAGTGTTATCAAAATCTGTTGTTTTGCCTAAAGTCCCACCTGGGCGCGAGACACCTCGTTACCCAAGTGTTGATACAGGCAAAGGTTCTACTACGAAACCGATTTATGGAAAAGTTTATACTGGAACTGCTATGAAAGGCATCGGTACGCTACATAAGAGTAATGCGGTACCAATCTTCACAGAGGAAGAAGCCCGAGATCAGGCTTCTATGCGGCGCTAATATGGGTGATCTTCAACTTATTACAACTTTTGTTGCTGGCGCGTTTCTTGGCGCTTTTCTGGGTCGGCTTTTGACATTCTGTATAATGTCTGGAGCTCTTGTGCTTGTGTTGTTTATGAAGATGTAATTTGTTGTTTTTATGCAACAACCACTTGACACTTCGGTTATCTTGTGTTACAATATGTTTTCAATAACTTGAATGGAGTTTATATTATGGCTAAATCTGCAAAAACCACTACTGTCAAACTTAAATCATGGGAAAAAGTTTATCAGTATCTTATGTCCGGCAACGTAGTCACTAAAGAAGATTTTGAACAAAATCTCGGCAGTGAAATTTTGATGTATCGCATGTCTACTTTTATCTGGGCAGTCAAAAAGAAAGGCGGTGGTGTTGTTAGAGTCATGAAAGATGGTCGCAAAGTAACTGGCTATCAGTTGGTGAATGTTGATGCTGCTAGGAAATATCTTGAAGTTCGTGGGGTCAAATTTGATCAGCCTGTACAAAAACTTCAGGACTTAAAAGCTGAACCTGTTTCTGTTCCTACTGAACAAGTTGAACAAGTTTGATTTTTCTTGTGTAGTTGTTCTGCCTGGCATCACGCCAGGCTTTTTACATTAAACACTATGAATATTTTTTATCTTGATTCTAATCCTCGTGTCTGTGCAGAAATGCATTGTGACAAGCATGTGGTCAAAATGATCATTGAGTATGCACAACTTATGTCTACTGCTCACCGCATTCTTGATGGTGTTCCTTACATAGACACCACATCAAACGGTCGCAAAATTAAACGTTGGCGCATGTCTCAAGATTGGTTCGAATCTTCTTTGATGAAAGCATCCCATATAAATCATCCCTCTAACGTCTGGGTTCGCCACAACAAAGAAAATTATTTGTGGCTGAATCGCATGTGGTTCTGGCTACTTAAAGAATATACTCATCGGTATGGTAAAAATCATGCCTGCGAAAAATACATGGATGCTCTTTATCTTTTGCCTGAAAATTTTTCAAATCCTCCCAATTTTTTTCCTCCGACGCCAGCTATGCCGGATGATTGTAAAGTACCGAATGATTCTCTGTTATCGTACCATAAATACTACAATGAGCGAAAGAATCATTTTGCAAAGTGGACAAATCGCTCAGTACCAATGTGGTATCAAGTAGCATAGGATATTATATGCCGACGTATATTTTTGTTAATACTGAGACAGGTGAAGAATTTGAGTTACTCTTGAAAATGTCGGAGCGTGACCAATTCTTGAGGGACAACCCTCATGTCCAATCGGTGCTCACCGCACCTGCGATTGTATCTGGTGTTTCTTCCTCTTCTCGAAATCGTGTACCCGATGGCTTCAAAGAAGTTCTATCGAAAATTTCTGAAGCTCATCCGAACAGCAGCGTAGGAGAAAAACATGGCAACAAATCCATAAAACAAGTCAAAACAGACCAGGTTGTTAAGAAGCATGTTGAAAAAGTGACCGGAGTGAAAATATAACTATAAAAAGGATTTTAATGTCAAGAAAAGCCAACACTAAAATAAAACTATCTGAAGAAGATGTTAAAAACACTCACAGTTTAAGAATAAAGATAGACGATCTTAAAACTTTCGATCCTCTCACCGAAAATCAAAAAAAGTTTTTCGACGCATATAAGAGAGGTGATTATTTCGTAGCACTCCACGGAGTAGCAGGTACAGGAAAAACTTTCTGTGCTATGTACAAAGCACTCGAAGAAGTTCTAGACAAATCAAATCCATTTAAGAAAATAATTCTTGTTCGATCCGCAGTTCAATCGAGAGAAGTTGGGCATTTGCCTGGCGATGTTACTGAGAAAATGGAAATTTATCAGCAACCGTACAGACAAATATGTGAAACACTGTTCGGTCGCAAAGATGCTTATCAAAGACTCGAAGAACAAGGCTATGTAGAATTTATTTCTACATCATTCATTCGAGGTATGAGTTTCGATGATGCAATTATTATCGTTGATGAGATGCAAAACTTAACATTTGAAGAGATCGATACCGTAATGACTCGTGTTGGCTATCGATCTAAAATTATCTGGTGTGGCGATTATCGTCAGACAGACCTGAATAAAAAGAAGAATGACATGAGTGGTATTTTGAAGTTCTTTGATATCGCTTTGCATATGGAAGCATTCACTAAGATTGAGTTTACACCCGATGATATCGTTCGATCTTCATTGGTGAAAGATTATATCTTAGCCAAACTGAGATATGAAGATCATGTTGTTTGAGCATGTAAAATTACCAGAGCTACAGTTTGACTTACAAGCACAAACGACGGATTCGGGAAGAGTATATCTGACGCCGAGTGGTAAGAAATATCCTTCTGTTACTACTGTGCTTTCTCATTACAATTCTAAAGCCATTGCTGAGTGGCGTGAAAGAGTTGGCAATGAAGAAGCAAATAAGATAGCAGGAAGAGCTTCTCGGCGTGGAACAAAACTTCATAGTGTATGTGAAAAGTATCTTCTGAATGAGATAACAGAAATGAAAATGCATTCTATGATGCCGAACATCAAAGAGTTGTTCTTAAAGATAAAGCCATATATTGACAAAAATATTACGAAAGTGTATACTCTAGAACAAGCATTGTATTCTGATCACTTACGAATTGCAGGTAGAGTAGACTGTATTGCTGAGTGGGATGGTGTGCTCTCCGTGATCGACTTCAAATCTTCAACGAAAGCGAAGAAAAAAGAATCTATTGGTAATTATTTTATGCAATGCACCGCATATGCTGAGATGTTTTATGAATTGACCGGCACACCAATTCATCAATCTGTCGTATTGATTGGGGTCGAAGAAGAAGATGGGCAAGTATTCATAGAAAAAACATCTGATCATTATGTGATGCTGAAAGAATATATTGGTCGTTATTATGATAAATCAGAGCGTACTCAATTTATCTGAATCTCTGAAAGTAACTTATGATTCGGCGTATCCTTTTCCATACGTTGTCATAGATAATTTCTTGAACGAATTTGTTGCAAAAAGAATTGTTCAAGAATTAAAACATTATCAACATTGGTCCTGTGACACAACGAATGAAGTCAAAAAGTATCAGATAAACAAATATTACACTCCAGACGTTTTCGATCTTTCTACGTTAGATAAACTGAATAGGGATTGCCCGATTACTAAGTTTACTTTAGACTATTTGAATAGTTCGGATACTTTATTTTTCTTAGAAAAACTGACAGGTATAAATTCTCTGATAGGTGATGAAACTTTTCTAGGTGGAGGTGTTCATCGGGTTTTGACTGGTGGTAAACTAGGCATACATGCAGATTTTAATATTCAGTTTAAAAATAATCTTCATCGTAGGCTGAATATGCTGATTTATTTGAATGAGAATTGGCAAGATGAGTGGGGTGGCAATCTTGAACTTTGGGAAAAAGACATGAGCAAATGCTGTGTTCAAGTCAAACCACTATTCAATCGTGCAATAATTTTTAGAATTACCGATGATGCATTTCATGGGCATCCTCATCCATTAAATACCCCAAAAGGTATTGACAGGTATTCTTTAGCACTGTATTATTATACACAAGACAGACCAGAGCATGAAAAATCTCCTTTTCATCCTGTTGTCTGGAAAACCCCTAAATATCAAGCATGATCGTATGAAGTAGATCGAAAGGTGTTCTGGACGGCGGTTCGATTCCGCCCAGGTCCACCAAAAGCATACTATAGAAATACATGAGCAGATTTCTAACTACCGCTGGTTACGCTAATCGTAAGTGAGTGTAGGTAGTATGCTTTTGATGGGCCTGACCTGGTTTCGACAGGGCAATAAGTAGAGAAATGGACGATCCGGCAATGTGAAAGCCGTTATGGTTGAGACTTCTCAGCCGAAGAAGCAAACGAAGTACCTGCAAACGAAGAACGTTTCGCATTGGCTGCTTAAACGCATCCTAGGGTTTCGGTGGGTTTCCTCGTAACAGAATAACCCACCATTTTACACACTCAACACACACAAGGAGATTAATATGAGTGATGCTTTTCATCTAAGGCTTGATCTTTTGAAAATGGCAAAAGAAATGCTTGAACAAGATTATTTTGCTGAACGTGAAAAAATTGCGAGTGACTGGACAATTAAAGTTCAGACAGCAGAAAGATCAGGATTAACTCCACCAGATCATCCTGGATTTCCAGAGTACCCTGCATCTAGTGCAATTATCACCAAGGCTAAAGAATTAAACAAATTTATTAGCGAAAGGTAATACTTAACTCAGGTTCGGTGGGTTCCTAGGGTAAAGAATACCCACCAACACAAAAGGAGAGAAAGATGAAAACTATACTTTGCAGTATAGTGCTTTCGACTTTTGTTCTCTTATCATCTGCGGCAAACTCACAAGGATTGCCTGTATTTCTTAGCTTCAATGAACTAAGTAAAGATACACAGAGACAAGTGAATTGTCTCGCAGAGAACATATATTTCGAGGCCAGATCAGAAAATTTAATTGGAAAAGCAGCAGTTGCTTTTGTGACATTAAACAGAGTAGTTTCTGGTAATTTTCCTAATACCATTTGTGGAGTTGTATATCAGAAAATTAGAGGCGTTTGTCAGTTCTCTTGGTATTGCGATCCAAATATTACCAAAAACAAATTGACAATTTATAGATCCCCGTTGTATAATGACATTCGATCACTTGCAATGGAAATTATTTTATACTATCATTTACTTGATGATATTACAAAAGGCGCAACATATTTTCATAACACTAAAGTAAATCCTGGTTGGAAATTGCAGAAAACTAATCAGATAGGTAATCACGTTTTCTACAAAAGCAAACGGGATAGAGTTGAAAAAAGAAAACATTTATTGAGAGTATAATGAGCGAAATTGAAAAACTTGATAGATCAATTGATGAAATGCTTCGAAGACTTCGGTATTCGAGAAAAATTAAAAGAATACAAACTAGAAAAAGAACGAAGAGAGTCCTCGATCATTATGTCTGGGGCGCAGATGAAATAAAAATGTCTAAGAACGATAAAATTTTTGTTGGTGCATCTGACTATGGTGATTATGTGTTCTCTCAACTTTTAGATGTTCGGTCTACAAAGGGAAAGTCTACACATACTCGTGAGTTTAAACTTCACGGTAATCGAAAAGACTGGCATACTTACATTGAGCAGGCTTTCGTTCGAGACAATTTGCTTGAGTTCAATGATTCCAATGGTATCATTCTATTAGTGAACGACAATTTTATTCGTTATGATGTTAGTTCAAATTCGATTATCGTAAAGCCTTACGGCGATATGAATTTCATTCATGATATTCAAAAAGATTTTCTTGAAGAGTTCGATCTCGTTACTTCCTATATCGAATGGATCTATTCTAACAATGGTGAATCAGTAAGTGTTCCTTTGAATGTAGATCGAATGCCAGTTGAAGAGATGTATCCTTTTCTCAAAGGTGAGAAGCTCATTGACTATTATGACAGATTCTTGAAGTCACCTGCGAATATTCTTTTGCTGATTGGTCCTCCTGGAACAGGAAAGACCACATTCATTCGAGGACTAATTGCACATAGTAATTCGTCTGCAATCGTAACATATGATGCTGCGATTCTCGAAAAAGATTTTGTCTTCGCTCGATTCATCGAAGATGACACAGGAATGATGGTGCTTGAAGACTCTGATAATTTCTTGAAATCTCGTAGTGATGGTAATACAATGATGCATCGCTTTCTGAATGTGGGTGATGGTCTTGTCACTACAAAAGGAAAGAAGATGATTTTTTCAACAAATCTTCCTTCAATTCGTGATGTAGATCCAGCTCTGATTCGCCCTGGTCGTTGTTTCGATATTCTTTCTTTCGAGCCACTGACTAAAGAACAAGCGGAAAAACTTGCACAAAGAGTCGAAGTTAAACTTGAAGGTGATAAGAGCACTTGGTCTATTGCTGAAGTATTCAATAAGCAGACAGATCAAAAGGCTATTAAGAAAATTAATTCTAAAATTGGATTTATTTAAGGAGAAATATTATGGCAGTACAACAATTTAGTATCAATCAAATCTCATCTGAAACAGATCGAAAAAAACTATATGATGCAATCAAAGAGTGTTCTAACTCAATGACTCGAATTGCCGCTGAGAAAGATTTGATCAAAGAAGCAGTCAAGAATGTATGTGAAGAGCTTAAACTACCGAAACGCTTAGTCAATCGTTTGGTGAAAGTTTATCATAAACAAAATTACGATGAAGAAGTCGCAACCCATGAACAGTTTGAACAACTCTATGAAACTATCGTAAAGTAAAATGCCTACTAAAGAAGAGATGTTCAAATTCCAAGAAGAGATAGAAAGTATTGTCTCTGGTACTGATTACAATTATATGGAAGCAATCGTTGAATATTGTAATCGAACTGGCATGGAAATCGAAGTAGCTTCAACACTTGTCAATAAAGATTTGAAAGCTAAAATCGAAATTGATGCACAAGAACTCAATATGCTTCCGAAAACACATCGACTTCCAATATGACTGGTTATGAAGCCTTCAGTATATTTCATGTTTTAAAGTTACACTTCACTACGAACTATGATTACTTCAAGTATAATGGTAAGTGTAACATTACAATAGACTCGTTTGAAAAAAGAAAAGATAAGTATCACTTCTATAAATTATCGAGAAAGTACGATCCAGATGAATACAAGCAATTTGTCATATCCAACTTATTGAAAGATTCTAATATTTGGGCTGGTAATTTGCTTGTAGATTTATCTAAAGAAATACACATGGCGCGAATGGCAAGAATACAATCTCTTTCTTATCACTTTCGAAATGATTGCCAAAAGATAAGAGAAACTTCAGATTTCAATAGTGTTTTGAAAACTGATGGCGATTATCCCTTACTTTTGACTCTCGCAAATAGGGAAGAGGTATCTGATGAAACGGTATGTATTCTGAATTCATTTGCGAATTTCTTACCGGTATGGAACCGGAAAATAACGGACACAATTCGTTGGCCTCTTGTATATAAGAAGTGGGTGTGCTATACTCCCTTTATAGAGTTTGATAAAACAAAATTCAGAAAACTTGCACTAGAAGGACTACAATGAAAAAAGTTTACTTAGACATGGATGGCGTACTATGCGACTTCCAAAAAAGGTATGAATCTATGTTCGGTCCTCTTCATCGTGAAGAAAGGGACGATAAAGAATGGTCGGTCAATTGGGAACAGTTCGTAACTACGGAACAATTTAAAACTCTCGAATGGTTTCCTGGTGGGCGCTCTCTCTTAGCGCGCCTAGTGTTTCTGACTCAGAGAGCAGAAAATTTAGAAATTCTTTCTTCATCTGGTGGGTTACAGTTTCATGACCAGGTGAAAGAACAGAAATTGCATTGGCTAAATGAAAATGGTGTTTTCTTCAAAGCAAACATTGTACCAGGTAGGACATACAAAGCACAGTATGCGACGCCTGATACAATTTTGATTGATGATACTCCAGAGATTATCGATGCATTCAATGCAGCAGGTGGTCATGGAATTTTACACACTGATGTTGATCAAACAATGGCATTAGTGAGTGAAATTATTCGCCCTGGTCGCCCGAGTGCATAAATACATTCACATAATGCATACTGTGGATAACAAAACATACTCCGTTTATACTACGACATACGAAAGGACTTAATATGAGTTTTGCAAATTTGAAACGCAACCGCAACAGTCTCGAAAAACTTACGAAAGCAATTGAGACTACCACACAAGCTGTAGAAGCTGGCTCAAAAGACGATACCCGATTCTGGCAACCAAGTGTAGATAAGTCTGGTAATGGCATGGCTATTATTCGCTTTCTACCAGCACCTTCTGTTGATGGTGATGATGGTCTTCCTTGGGTTCGAACATTCAGTCACGGTTTTCAAGGACCTGGCGGATGGTTCATTGATAACTGTTTGACTACTTTAAATGAGAAGTGCCCAGTTTGCGAACACAATAACTCATTGTGGAATTCAGGCATCGAAGCAAACAAAGAAATCGTTCGCAAGCAAAAGCGTAAACTTAGCTATATTGCTAACGTTTATGTTGTTTCTGATCCTTCGAATCCCGAGAACGAAGGAACAGTTCGACTCTTCAAATTCGGTAAGAAAATTTTCGATAAACTTACTGAAGCAATGAATCCAGAATTCGCTGATGAAGAGCCAGTGAATCCGTTTGATATGTGGGAAGGCGCTAACTTCAAACTTAAGATTCGCAATGTTGAAGGATATCGCAACTATGATAAATCAGAGTTTGCAGATAAATCACCTTTGCTTGATGGTGACGATTCTAAACTTGAAAAGATTTATTCACAAGAGCACTCACTTAAAGAGTTTCTCGATAAGAAAAACTTCAAGTCATATGAGATGATGAAATCTCGTTTGGATAAAGTTCTTGGATTTGATGGTGAACCTGTTGCAGCACAAGCTCGCGCAGAAGACCTTCCAGTTCAAGGGTTGAAGCCAAAAGCAGCACCATCACCAGCGAAAGCATCTATTGCTGATGATGATGAAGACTTGAATTTTTTTAAGTCTCTCGCTGAAGAAGAGTAAAAAAGAAACCCCGCCAAAAGCGGGGTTTTTATTACATCCCTCTCACTTCACTAATTGTCCCCAAAGAAATTCGGCAACATCTACATTAAATGCATTCGGAATAGGTTGAGGTGGTGCCGTAGTCTTAGTCACATTAGTATTGTTATTATTTACAATCACAGGATTTTTTTCTGTTGCCGCTGGTCGATTCGCATCTGCTAATTCTCTACTTCCCTGATTTATAGTATCTCCAAGTAACTTATTGACTGCTGTTAAATTGCCTATTCTTTTGTTTACTGCTGCGTCACTTGTATCTGTTGGTCTAGAGAACATTTTCATAAAATCTTCTGTAGCTTTTTGCGGATCTGTCGTTTTCACAAATTTAGCATGATCTCCAGTTCTTGTTCTCATTAGGGCTATTTTTGCATCTACATTTTTTTCTGGATCTAACAAATCGTTTTCTGTAAATCTTAAAGTATTTTTAACGAATCTGGAGATTGAAGGATCTCTCATATTAATTTGAAATAACCCATAACTATCTTCTCCCTTTCGAGCTATCTCATTAGGATTTAGACCAGATTCTGCAATCGCGTTTGCTACTGCGGCTCTGGCTTGGGCATCTTCATATCCAGCATCTCTAAATTTACCATAAATGAATTGCGCCATTTCTTTATTGCTCACTTGGGACGGGCTTGAGGATTTATTTTCGTATTTTTTAATTGCCTCTTCATAATAATTTAAAAAATTATTTTTAAAATTTACTCCATCTTCTTCTCTGAAAAGTCTCATTTTTTCTAAT